CATGGCTTATCCAGAACACTGTTTCGAAATCAAACATCGTTCTCGCCTTTCAAAGGTTTGGGCCTAGCGTCGAAATATTTTTTGAGTTTTTTCTGAGCTTTTGCCGGGCTTACCATTTCAGAAGCCAGAGCAGCATACCCTGCTATATCGACAAAGCTATCCTCGGTAGGGGTTTCGATAGCGCGAGCCACCTTTAGCAAGACCATCATCATGGCTACATCTACAGGGGTCAAATCCTCTGTCGTAGAGCGGGTGTAGGTAGTCCATAGAGCGGCTACCCTGGCGTGGGTGAGGTAAGCGTCTCCGTAGTCTTTGGCCCGTTGCCCGTTGATAAGTTCTTTGGCTTTGTCCAGTACATCGTCTCTAGTCATCTTTGACCTCCTCGATGTAATAACCCACAGGAGTCAAACCCTCGTGCGAAAAGTCATTGTCCATGACCTCCTTAGCGTCGTAGTACGGGCGTTTTTTCTCCCGCACTTGCTGACGATAAAGAGGCGATTGCAAAGCCTTCGCGCTCTTAGATCGTTTTTTAATCTTTCGTTCCATCTCTAAAGCTCCCATTAGCAAACTGGCGAACAGTCCGTATATCATACTTTAACCCTTCCGAATATAATTGTCAAGGTAAAGGCCCCAGTCAAACTCTTCCGGCTCATTGATAAGAGCTTGTCGTATCGATGTGCGGCAATCGCTGCAGATATCGATATCTAGGCTTTGCGTATCGGGTAGTTTGGCATCGCATATGCTGCATCTCATGCCAAATCGCCTCTGCTCTGCGGCGGGATTGTCACAAGCTTGCCGAATTTATCGTACAGGGTTAGGACTGAGTTAGAGACGTTTGCGACTTTGCCATCCTTCATATGCTCTATAACAGTTATATGCTTGATCGCTTGAGCATCTTTAGTAGGGACGGACTTGTAAGTATAGACGTTTTGAGGCTCGATAGCCTCTACGGGTTTTGTCATAGTTTTCTCCTAGGTGATCCAATCCAGCGCTCCGTTGAGATAAGCGTGGATTTCTTCGATAGACAAGAGAGAGACTAGCTCTACTCCGTTGCTGTCTACAATGCTAAAGATTTTTTGAGGGTGCATGGTGCTTAGACCCGGCTCGGTAAATACGTCGTGATTTTCTGGGAATTTCGCCTGGGTTAGTTTTAGCAAGTCGGGCGAATTTCTGCGCCGGTTTAGCAAGTCTAGCTTGCCTATGGCGCGTCGTACCGCTTCGCTCCTGCTCTCCGCTCTAATTTTTCGCACGTTCTTGCTCCAGTAGTTTTATCTGCAATTCGTTATTTACCCGGACCATTAGCAGTGTCAGCTGTCTATCGCTTAGCTTGCTAAGAAGCTTCAAATCCTTATGCTTGCTCAAGTGTTTTCTCAAGTCTTTGATAGTTTTCATAAGCTCCTCTATAGAGTACTCTATAGAGACCTCTATAGAGATATTAATCTATATAGTGTTCTCTATAGAGATTATATAGGATTGATTTCTAAGTTGTCAATACCCTTCGTAGTATTTATTTAATTCTTGCTGTTCCGATTGCTCGTGAGAGGTCTCTATGTCCATAGACAAATCATAGACGATTGCCTGGGCATGGTCTATTATCTCTTCAGCGTATACTTCAGCTAATGAGCGGTTATTATACACCTTAGAGCGCAATGGAGGCGTAGGGTACAGCTTAGATATCTCAGAGGCTAAGGCCTTCGCCAGAGCCTCCGAGACCGCTTGGACAATTTCATTGTACATCGACAAGCACCCATTTGTCGTAGTCAGCGTATGGGCTGTAGTCTTCTCCAGCTACTCCCCAGTCGTACCAACTACTGGCTTTGACTTTTGCCCAGACGTTGACGCGACCATCCACCTTACCTTTGTAGGTGTAGCGGATAGGGCGGATAGATTTTTCGTTAGCCATAGCTCAATTCCTTTGCTGTTAGTGGTCTAAAAATGTAATGGGCTTGCGAACTGTCCAGCAGAGCGAGCAAGTGCCGCAGCTGTCGGACTTGTTTAGTTGCACTGGGCAGGTTATGGCGTCCTGCGCCGTGTTGTGTTCTGTGTTAGCGCTTAAGGCATCGCTGGGCAATGTAGAAAACCTAATGGCGAAACGTTCAAAGCCTAGGGCATCGCGTGTACGGCTTAGAGCGTCTCCGATCGGCTTGCCAGGGTGGTGTCTGGAGTATCCGTATACGTGCAACTTGTCGCGCTTGGCCACTTGGCGATGCCAAAACCTGACATAGTCAGGCGAGTGGAAGTCTCCCAGAACGTGCAAGCGTACTAGATAGCCTCGCTTGTGCTTAAGGTCTAGCGCGTCTAGCTCAGCGTCTAAACGATCTTCTAAACCCTCTACGTCGATGCGATGGGCAAATGGCATATTGTTGCCGTAGCAGTCGCGCCAATGCTCACAAGCTCTATCGCAAGTTGCTCGCTCTTCAAGCGTCAGCGTGTAGATAGGCATGCCAGCAAGCTTACCTTTTACCACTTTACGCCCAAGCTTTTTATTAGTGCTAGGCTTCAAAGCTTTATGCTTGTACTGGGAGAGCGTGTGTACGTTCTTGCTGTACATAGTTGTCCCATCGACGATGGCAGCGTGGTTTTCAGATAATTTGCTCATTTCTTCCGTTTCTCCAAGTGTAAATCAATTGCTAGCTTAGAAATCTCTTCGCCGTAGGTCTCGTACATCATAGCTAAGAACCAATGGCTCTGTTCGCCGTCTATAATGCACTGACCTAGGCCATTGGTAGGACCGCAAACCGCTGTCACGTAGCGCTTAGCGTCGTTTTGTAAAGTTGTTAACATGCTTTTGCTCCAGATTAAAACAACAAAGCGCCAAGCTAGGCCTGACGCTTCATTGTTTTAACCTCCAAAGTTGTGCAAGAATTTAACCGGGTTTTTCCGCTCTATGTACAAAGAACGTGTACCAGCGTGAATACCGACCATCGTAGGGCCAAACTTGACGCCGTAGCGTGCCTTGCAACTACGCTTGCGGTACAATCCCCAGCTAAAGCGTTTGCCGGTTGTGCCGTCGTTTAAGGGCGAGGTCTTCATAATTTTCTCCGCTTGGTTGATACAATAGAACGCACGTTAAACCATGCGTTCAGTTGTGTCAACCGCTAAATCGCGCCCATGTCGACTAAAGTACTAAAGTCAGCGTGGGACATCGAAGCGTTTCGCCTATCAATCTCTTCTTTCGCCTTTGCTACAGCGTGCAGCTTATGCGCTGGCGTGTTCTTGACCTTATATAGGACTTGCCAGTTATTATTCCTATCCTTTTCGTTAATAGCGATTTCGTTAACGAGCGGTCCATTCACAAGCGAAATAGTCCATCCGTTATAGTCAATGACGTTTTGGATAGTGTCTCCGAATAAAACACGCTTAGTCATTATCAAGTTACTCCTCTCTAATTCTGTATTGATCGATGTCCATATCAAGTTGATTGTAAGTCATCATTTCGTAGGCGTAGTTGTAAAATGCCCACTCTTTTGTTGCATCAATCCCATAGTCGGCGCAAGTATCGGCAGCGTTAACGTAAGCGCTATCGATTAGCTCGTTAACATTGATAAATTCTTTACCTTGGTAGGGACTAGCAAAACGCTCGTTTCGGTGAGCATCTAGCAGTTTAGCAGTTTTCTCGGTGTAAGATTGCGCGACGTTCTCCAGCGCTATTTCGACTGCGTCACGCTCTACTTCGACTGCGTCACGCTCTACGCTCTCGTTCGAAATTCTGCCGAGAATTTCACGAGCAATTTTAGGCAACTCTGTCCATTGAGTTAGCTCGTGCTGTTCCAGTTCTTTTATTGTGTTCATTTCTCAATTCCAAAATGTAAACGAAATGCCATTATATTATATTCCATAACCTTGTCAATAAATTTATTTTTACTAATGTTGCACAATTGGCATGATATTTGCCTAAGCAAACTCCATGCCAACTATGCTACATTCGTGCAAATTATTTTTATAGGGTATAGGTAGCTATTCGCTAGCACGCATCAGCGAGCTTCTGAGAGCGTTTTAGAGCCATATGCGTCTAATGCATAGCCAACAGCCGAGCTATTCACCTAGCGCATAGTAAGCAAAAACAATGCCAATACTATGTCCAATACGCACACTCACGCACACTTTTGAAATTTTCCTACACACCTGTTACAACTTTGCAACACTGTTGCTCGATTGCAACACTGTTGCCCATGCGCAACTGTGTGACATAGTTGCAACAGTGATGTATTAGCAACACTGT